CGTTTCTCCCCTTTAGGGTATTTTGGGACCTAGGGCAAAGGAAGGCCAAGCTCCAACGAGCGCGATCCTTCTGACAATCCCGAGCTTCCCCCCAGCCTCTGCGGCTGCGGGTAATCTTACACCCATGGCCGATGACCTGGAAGCGGGAATCGGATGTGGATGAGCCACATGGACTTTGTCCCCTAGGAGGGTGTTTTCCTTCCGCGTGCTGCACCCTGATTTTTGGGGCTTCAGCACCCTCAATACCAGGGTGAGTGTCCCTGTCAACCAAAACCAATCACCAGAGCAATCAATATGGACACAACACCGCGAGCATATAACCGAACGACGCTGCTTGCAGCTAATCCTGTTACCCTTGACCGCAATCTTCGCCGAGTGCGTTTGATGTTCATTGTTGCTGATGCGTTGCGTTTTCCTCTGCTATTGTGGAAGCAGTCTGCTTCCTACTGCCTGACCAAGAGGCTACATACACTTAAAGACACCATCTGCGCCGCCGCCACCTCTGTGGTTGGTTGGTGCAAAACCTTGTCGGGACCACTAGTCTGGCCAACCCGCAAGTTGTACAATATACTCATGCGTATTCTCCGCTTGTTGAGATTTGTAGTATATATTACTCGCAGTCCGATACTCCCGTTTGTTTTGGGGGCTTCCATCGGTCTGAGCACGGTTACTTTGTTTTATTTGATTCGACTCTATTGGCGCGCAGTCGTCGATGAGGCCTGCCGAATCAATCAAGTTCGTCGAGATGCTGAAGCAGCTTTAGCTGCTCGCATTGATAATCCTGATTCGGATTTTGACGATTTTAAACCTCCACCCATTTTGCATGTGTCACGCGAAGTGGTTGCTGTCGCGCCGGTTTTGGATGCGGCAGGCAACGTGCTCGTCCCTGGTCGCTCTACTACTGTGACCATCATACCTGGTACCACATTATACAAACATGAGTTTAAAGATGACGCTGGGAATGAGAGAGTTACCCTTAATAACACCCGTGATGCACATGGCAATTTCGCTCCGGTTGGTGTTGACCACAACCACAGCCATTATATGGCAGCCAACGCTGTTCGAGAGAATGAGTATATGCTTGCACTCTCAGCAGCCCTTCGAGTTGAGGTTCCGGGGGCTGCTTTTGCCCCGACCTTAGCCACCCGTGCTGAGCTTTGTCAACGCGCCAGGTCTTATTGTAACATCCATCATATCCCTAACCATATAGCTGCTCGACTCATACCTCGTGCTGTGGCCATCGCTATGATCCACACCACTGAGGACATTGAAGCGGCTCGCACATTGTCCTCTGCCGAAGCTGCTAGGCGTCGATATGCGCTGGCTCATCACGGGCCAGTGGCCGACATCCGTCTAGCACTTGATCGTGCCACAGGTTTGCCCATAGCTCGGGCGTCTGTGGCTCGATTATGACATTGGCTACAGGTTGCACCCGGACGATCTGTGGCCCGCCCTCCAGATTGTCCGTTCATTAGGGTGCGGCCTAGCCTTAAGCTAGGCAGGGTGGCTAAATTGTACTATATTGGTCCACGTCTCAATTCTGTCTTTTGTTTTAATTCTGATCTAAACAACGTCCTCGCTGCTATCTACTATCGCATGATCTACTATAAAAACCCAGCCGGTGATTGGGTGTTACCACCTTTGCCCCAACCAGGGGCTTGGAGTAGGTTATCCTATATCACTGACCGGCTTTCCAAAATTTATCGCGGCTCCCGTGTTCCCATCTCTTTTGATCAAGTCGTCGAACAATATGACGGTAATAAAAAGCTTCTGATGCAAGAAGCTAAAGCTTTTCGTGAGATGGGTATAGCCGTAGCCAGGGAGACCCTCGAAGGCTTTCCCAAGCGCCAAAAAGAAGAGGATGCACCCAACAAACCTGCCATCCCCCGTGCTATTGTGACTATGAAACGCCCACGAATACAAAATCTGGTCCTTGGTTCATTCTTGAACCAGAAAACTCAGGCGTGCGTCTACAAAGCACTTGACTACTACTATTCTAATCCTTCTGGGGGTCCTGTTTGCTACAAGTCTTTGAACTTGAGTGACAGGGCAAAGCATATGCGCCGGGCTTGGTTGCATTATACCGACCCGGCCGCCTACATCATTGATCTCTCACGTTGTGATCAAAGTATCACCACGGATGCTCTCAACCACGAACATAATTTCTGGAAGAAGCTATTTGGGAATGATGCAGAACTCCAGAGGATATTATCTTACCAACATGCCTTCCGGGTGCAATTTCGCCTTCGGGAGGCGACTGTTTCAGTGGCAGGTCCTTTTGATGGCACACATCCCTTCACACAGCGCACTTCTGGCTGCATGAATACCAGTGTTGGCAACACTATAATAGTCCTGTCCGCTTCGTTCGGATTTGTTGACTACTTGAAACGTATACGTCGGGAACTGCTTCGATCGGTTTGTGCACGTTTCAAGGTGGACATTGTCAACGATGGAGACGATGAGGTTTTCATCGGTGAGCGCGACGATGTTCAGCTTATCGCCCAACACATTGCCCCGTACTTTCTAACCCTCGGATTGCGTGTTTCAGCATCTGGGGTGTTGATCACTCGCTTTGAGGAGATTGAGTTCTGCCAGACCCACCCCGTCAATTTAGGTTGTTCGTACAGACCTGATTGGGTTATGGTTCGAAACCCCCTCAAAGCCCTTTCCCACGACATGAGCTCCACCTTGGACATCGACAAATGTTCCAGAGGGTGGGCAGCTTTGGTCTCTTCCTGTGGTATGCATCTTACAGGTGGTTGCCCAGTTATGCAATCCTTCTATCATTTCCTTGCCCGTTATGCTGATGGGGCTCCCCCTATTCGTCGGAGCCATCAGACACAGTCCGGGTTTTTCCGGATGGCAGAGATGATGACCCGTAAGAGCAAACCCATCACTCAGGAAGCTCGCTACTCTTTCTATCTTGCCTTTGGTATCTCGGTTCCGATCCAACTGGCATTGGAAGATCATTATGACCATATGATTGTCCGTCCCCAACCGCGGTATGTGGGTTTCACTGCCGCTCAACTCCCTCCGGGCGCTAAGACGTTGCCCGTTGTAGAGGAGGGACACCTCTTGTTGTGAGCAGATCCCTTGCGAGGGAACAGGGTTCCACGCCCTATCTGCAAAAATGTGGGGACCCAATTGAGAACTGGGTTCTACTGACGCTCTCACAGTGCTAAGGGGTCTGTTGATTAAACTTCCAAAACGGTTGGTGCTCACCGTAAAATGCCGTGCTAAACAAAATTTGCCGAACGACTGCACGGAAGTGGTCCGCCTTCAACAGATGAACAGTCTCTAGACGACAACTAGGTATCCCTATTAAATGTCAACTCCCAAAAAACAACCTAAGGGGAGCCCGAAGCCGGCTTCCCCCAAACAACCAGCCGCTCAAAAGCCGGCTGTTAAGTCCCAAGCTCTTGGGCGATCCTTACCCCCTGTGCCGAACGTGGCATCTTGGGTACCCCCCGTTCCCCGACGCCCTGGGCGCGGGGAACAGTTCCTTTATGAGAAGGGCCTTGGTTCCATCGATTCCTACGTACGAGGCAAAACTTCTCATGGTTCCAAAGGCCGTAAAACTTGGAATTTTCTTACTGGTGCTGCCAAAATAGCTGCGGACCTTGCTCCTGCTGCAGCTATGGTGGCGCCGTTCTTCCTTGCTACTCACCCACCAACCCAGTTGAACGCGGTGCAAGCTGGCCAAGCACCTCAGGTGCAGGCCATGCAGGCCGTCCAAGCCAATTCTGTTGGTCTGGCTGGTTCCAATCCTTTTCAGACCAGTATTGGAATCAATCGAATGACCACATTCAACAGACAGGGAGTGCTTTATGGTGCGCGAGTGCAAGGAGTGGACAAATTAGCTGATGTGGGGTACCTCAATCCCGTTACATCCGCTGCTTGGCTGGAGGGCGACCTGATGATGGCGCTTGATTTGAATCCAACGGGTCCAGCTATGTTTGGTACTGCATTGATTCAGCAGGCGCGGATCTACAATCGGTACACTGTGAAAAACATGGCTGTGACCTTTGTCTCCTCCCAACCCGCCACTGTCACTGGCAATTACATCCTGTCTTGCACCCCTGATCCCGATTCTGAGTATACAGCAGACGGTTTTGCCGGCACCCAGACAGCGACAGCTGTTACCGGGGCCGAATGCTTTCAGGCCTGGCAAACGGGATGCACTGCCTGGTATGGCGACAAAAAGCAGAACTTTTACGCTAGAGCCGACCAGACAGATCGGCGTTTTGTGTCCCCTGGCATAATCAATCTTATTTGTAATGCTCCAACCAATGCCACCAGCGCTCTGGGTTCTTTGTACATATCCTATGACATAGAATTCACTGAACGTTCACTTGAGGATTCGAGCACCCTTTTGAACTTCAATGCTGCTGATGATGCCTCGGCCCCATCCCAGGCAGGGCAGACCGGTGCCGTGATTCTTGGCACCCCTACTGGCACTGCTGGGTTGTCGCAAACGAGAACGATTTTCGCTACCTCCACCACCATAGATCCGACCTTTTCGGTCCCGAATGGTTCTTTGCCCTTGATCTATGCCCTTGATGCCGCAAGCTTTGGAACTTTGTCCAATTTTCCTGTTGGCTTGTACCTTCTCGCGGCTAACGTGTATGGCACTGGCATCACAGCCACCACGTATTTTGGGTCTGTGATTAACTATGGCTTACCATACCTCACCATCCCGTCCGGCTATGTCTGCATCAACGCAGCAGCCACGGCCGCCATGGGTTTCTGGATCCTTCGCTGCACTCAGCAAACCCAGGTCACTGAATCGGCTGTTAGACTTTCGGTGACGGCCACTACGGTTACCACCGGGATTGTGTGGTGTGCTAAGCTGTTGGACCAGGTTCCTGTCAATGCCATTAGCGTCTCGCAGCAGTTCGACCTCCTGTCCAAACAACTCAACCTCCTCCAGAGTCGAGTCGATGGTGACACTAAACCCTTTCCGACTATGGGGGAACTTGTGTCTTCTGTTCCTTCACTTGCCGCCTGTGTTCAAACCAAAGACGTTGTTCCTATAGCGCCCGTCGAGGTCCCCTTCAAACTTGGGCAAACTGTCACGTCTGATGAGGTGACCACCCGCGACATGCTATGGCTGAACAAAATTGAGCAACAAGCTTCCCACATCCCTTACACTTTTGTGGTGTTCAGCTTTCCCAAACGTCCTCCTGGTGGCGACTGGTCCAGTCCCTCCCATTGGCGTGTCGTTTCCATCCCTTCGACCATCGCCGATAAGCGAGACAACGACGAAGCGCGTCGACGCAATTTTGAATTCGCCTCCCTGATTTGGTCCGAGATCAAGAGTCGAGGCAAAACAAAACCCGCCACCACCAGTTGTTAAATGGTGGTGGCCCACCGCAAGAGGGCGAGATTTATCTCACCCGGAGTGTCGCCATCTCCCGGTCCCAGCCGTTCTTTAGCAAGGAGGGGGTCCGATGTCATTGGACCACCCTGGAAGGTTTACCACTTCCCTATCCCCAGTTTGATTTTCAGCAAGGGGGGCATTTCTTGCCCTGGAGCACCACGCACTCCCTTTCCCCAGTGGACCGTAGCCCTCCCACGCTCGTGGGACTGTTTTTCCCGGTCTTGGCTCTGTCAATCGACAGCTCCCCTCAATTCCCGAAAATGTCAACTTGAACTAGGTTGACTGGGGTGGGAATTGGGTCCCTTATTACCAAC